ATATCTGTGGAAGCAAAAGCGAGTGCTCCTATCTCGAAATGTACGAACAGATTACTCGTCAGGCGATTATTCTGGATGAATACTATAACGATCAAATTAGAGTAAGAGTAACTCGAGTTCAGCTCACAAAGTATCGCAAACAGTTACTTTAAGGTTTACATTTGACTCATATGGTGTATGATTGATCCATAATGATCGTCATCGACTACTCGGGTATTGCAATTTCCAACATCTTTACTCAGAGACTAAATGTTTCCGAGTCTCTTATTCGGCACATGATTCTCAACTCTTTGAGAATGTACAATCTCCGTTATCGCAAGGAATACGGTAATATGGTGCTTGCATGCGATGGTGGTTCATGGCGCAAGGAGATTTTTCCTCAGTACAAGGCTCATCGTAAAGCCAGCCGTGATAGCAGTGGCCTCGACTGGGCAGAATTCTTTCGTATTCTGAACCTTGTACGTGATGAGATTGCCGAGAATTTACCATACAAGGTTGTCCATATTCAGAACATCGAGGCTGACGATATTATTGGAACTCTTGCGGAAAAGACTCAGAACTTTGGTCAGCACGAACCCGTGATGATTGTTTCTGCGGATAAGGACTTTATTCAACTTCAGCAGTATTCGAATGTAAGGCAATTCTCCCCAATGACAAAGAATTTGGTCAAGGAGAAGGATCCGGTTCGTTATCTCCAGGAGCATATTATGCGGGGTGATAGCGGAGATGGCATTCCTAACATTCTATCTCCCGACAATTGTTTCGTGGATAAACTACGTCAAAAGCCAATCTCCTCAAAGAAGATTGATGCATGGATTGCCGATTATAGCAACCTTTCCACACAGATGGAACAAGAAACATATCGCAACTTTCAGCGAAATCAGGCCCTGATTGATCTTAGCCGAGTACCTCAAAGTAAGAAGGATACTATTATAAATACATATGATTCGGTGAAAACTCATTCGAATATCTTGAACTATCTTATTACAAAACGCTGCGGATTACTTATTGAATGCGCTGAGGAATTTAATACACTATGATCTCATTACTCGTACACGAAATACTGCAAAAGGTTTCAGCAATGGAAAGCACAGAGGCAAAGATGGCTTTTCTGAAACAGCATAATTCACTCGAATTACGTGATATTCTTCGAGGATCCTTTGACGATTGCATTCAATGGAATCTACCCTTGGGAAAACCCGTGTATGACGGAAGACTTTCCAAAGTGGGAGAATCTGCTTCCTCTCTTAAATTAAAGATTAAAATATTCCACTATTTTGTAAAAGGTGGAGCTGGCGATGCAATGAAACCAGCAAAGAGAGAGAACATGTTTCTTCAGACTTTAGAATCAATTCATCCTCAAGATGCTGAATTGGTTCTTGCAATGAAGGACAAGAAACTAGAGACTCTTTATCCGGGCATTACTCGAGATTTAGTACAAAAAACCTGGCCGGGTCTTATTCTCAAATAACAATTTCCTGAAAGAACCAACACGGTATCTTCTATATTAAATATAGAAAAAATGATCATCTCACAACTGGACCGACTTAAACAAGATTATCAAGAGCTGGATTATTACATTCAGCGTCTCCAGAAAGAAGGCAATATTACATCAGTGACAGGAATGCAAAGAAAACAGAAATTTCTCCAAGAGGTAATTCACTCTCTTCAAGCCGAAGAACCCACGCTTCAGGTGGCGTAATAAAAAGATTTACATTTGATTGAAGTAGGTGTAGAATATACACTTATTCGTATTATTTTATCATGAACATTTTTTATCTACATTCGGACCCAGTCATTGCTGCTCAGATGCAGTGTGACAAGCACGTGGTCAAAATGATTGTCGAATCGGCACAGATGCTTTCAACTGCGCATCGTCTCCTTGATGGCACTCTTATCGAAGGCAAGCGGATGGTTGCTGGCTCTATTCCTGTGCGCTGGCGCAAATACAAATCCTGGATTCATCCAGATTCAGTAAAAGAACAGACTCTCTATAAATCTGTTCACATGAATCACCCATCCACACTCTGGACAATGGAATCATTGGCCAATTACAACTGGCACTATCAGCATTTTGTTGCACTCTGTGACGAGTATAAGTATCGGTACAACAAGATTCATGCGACGGCGGCTCTCCTGACCTTTTTACTCGATGAAATTCCCGACAACATTCCGGATATCGGACCAACACCGGTTCGATTGGCAATGAAATCAAATCCAGAATGTATGCATCCTCAGGATCCGGTACGTTCGTATCGTGAATTTTATCAAACAAAACAGAGTCGTTTCAAGATGGTATGGACCAATCGCAACAGACCCGAATGGTTTATAATTCAATAAACATATGCCCTATTATGATTATGTCTGTGAAAAGTGTCATCATGAATTCAATAAATTTGAACTTATTGATAATCGCGACAATCCAGTAAAAGAAGCATGCCCATCCTGCAAGAAGATCGGAGCAATTGCAAGGGGTGTGACTGCTGTACAACTAAGCTATTCTGGCTTTAAATCCATGTACTCGCGTGCAGGTGACGGTTGGAAGGAAGTCCAACAGAAAATAAAGAAAGGATCCGGAAGAGGCAATACAATTCGTACTAAATAATTTCAATGGCTAAATCCAAATCAAAACAGAAACAGTCAACTGCTGCTGCAATTCCATCGATTAAGCTTGAGAATCTGCGCAATGTAGAACCTCTCACAAATACTCAAAAGAAAGTATTTGCAGCATATAAAAAGAAGAATCATCTTTGTTTATCCGGTTCGGCTGGTACCGGCAAGACCTTTCTTGCCCTCTATCTTGCCATAGAGGAGATTCTAAAGGGTGATTCTCCTTATGAAAAAATCGTCGTTGTTCGTTCGATTGTACCGACACGTGACATTGGTTTCCTTCCGGGTGATCGCGAGGAGAAGGAATCAACATACCTTTCTCCTTACATTTCCATCATGGCGGAACTCTTTAATGATCGTATGGCATGGAATAAATTAGTTGCAAAAGGAACCGTTGAATTCCTTACAACATCTTTTATTCGTGGTATTACTCTTCGTAAGTCCATTGTCATTGTGGATGAAATGCAGAACCTTACATTCCACGAACTTGATTCAATCATTACTCGTTTGGGTGAAGATTGCCGATTTATTATGTGTGGTGATTACTACCAATCCGACCTTGAAAAGAACAAAGATAAGAGTGGCATTCTAGGGTTCATGGCGATTGTTTCTCAGATGAAGTATTTCTATTCCGTAGAGTTCACCTGGCAGGACATTGTTCGCTCGGGTATTGTGCGGGATTATATTATGACAAAAGAATTTCTGGATAAGGGTAAATAATGAATAAGAACAAGAACACAGAGAAACCAAGCGAATTTGATCGCGAGGCGCAGAAATATCAAAAGAAAAAGAATGCGCATCCATCCAGAGTCGTTGACGAAAGCGAATATGATTATAAGATTCAAGGTCCGGTCAATGCACAGGATTTAATTCAAGACTTTGAATGATATTTACTCACAAGCCAATCGACCTAGGATATAAGGATCTCCTCTGCGAGACTCTGCAGACTGGTCGTACCTATGCAACTCCGACAGGAAAGAAGTATCCTTCGATTACAACTGTTCTGAGTATTCGTCACGAAGGCGAGATCCAGGCCTGGCGAGCCCGTGTGGGAGAGGAAGAAGCAAACCGCATTAGCAGTAGGGCGTGTATCCGCGGCGAGGCTGTACATAAATTAGTCGAGCGATATGTACAGAATGAGGAGTTAATCTCCAAGGATTTTCTGCCTCATGTTTGGCATGCTTTCACTACGATACGTCCTATTATTGAATCTCGTTTAAACAATATTGCACTGTCTGAAAGCCCACTCTTCTCGGATCACCTTCAGTTGGCGGGTCGTGTTGATCTTGTTGCGGAGTTTGATGGAGTACTATCAATTGTGGATATTAAAACATCCCGAAGAGTGAAAGAGAAGGCTGACATCGATAACTATTTCCTGCAGGAAGCCGCATATGCCATTATGTTTGAGGAGCGCACTGGCATTCCTATTACCAATCTTGTCACAATCATGGTGGTTGATGAAAATGAACCGCGCGTCTTTAAAGAACACCGTGACAATTGGACGGAAGAACTCATAAAAACAATCCACGAATACAAACGAAGAAAGCTGTTTGGTAACTGATATACATAATCCATATATGAAAACGTCACTTGAAAAAACATTGGGTAATCCGCTAATCGATATGCTCATGAGCCAAGAGAAAAAGCCCAGTGCATATTTTACAGACAAGCCTATTGGTCATATACACGAGTACTACCTTGTGGGTCAGATTGAAGAGGCGAGCAAATATACCGAGTGGTTTAATCAAATCCGCCATTGCCCTCCGACCGACTTAATTAAGATCTATATCAATTCGAGCGGTGGTGATCTATGGTCTGCAATTCAATTCATGCGAGTCATTCGTGAATGCAAGGCAACAGTGATCGCCTCGGTTGAGGGAGCCTGTATGTCCGCAGCCACGATCATCTTCTTAATGAGTGATGATTACGAAATCACTCCACACTCGATGTTTATGTTTCACAATTACTCGGGTGGAACAATGGGTAAGGGCGGAGAGATGATCGATCAGATCAAGCATGAGCGCAAGTGGTCCGAAGACCTGCTCAAAGAAATCTATTCAGATTTCCTCAATCCCAACGAAATTAAATCCATTCTTGATAACAAGGACATTTGGATGACGGGAGAAGAGGTGGTTCAGCGTTTGAATAAGCGCAATAAAATCGTGAATAACAAGAAGCGCAAGGGTTCAAAAAATGAACAAGCTTGATCTTTTAGTTGTAGGAGTTGGTCTCCTTGTTTGCATAAGCATGGCCTCTTTACTCATCTGGATTGACTGGCACGATCAGGATTGAACTATTTTCGGCGGTTGTTGGTAGTCAATCACTTAGGACATTCTTAGTTGTTTACTTTTCTGGGAGTTTGTGTAGGATATTAGATTATGAATATATTTAAATACCAGTTCACAGTTCAGGCCCAATATGCCTCTTCAAAACCTATATATCGCAACATCAATGACTCATACTATGTCATCGCGGATTCACTCGATAAAGCTGAAAAAATGTTTTACAAACTCTATAGAAAAACCATGAAAAAGGAATTTGGAGAACACGAAATGATGTCTTTTATCATTTCAAAAATAACTATCCAATTCGGACATCTCGACATCAACTGGAAAAAAAAACAGTTAATTTGAGCAACCATTGGTTATCAACAACTTAGGACATTCTTAGGTGTTTACTTTACTCCAGAATTGAGTAGTATTATACTATGAATAACAAACGAATCAGCAAAAAATACGTCATGACGGTCGATCCTCTCTGTGCGGATGACATGTTTAGATTGGACTTAGTCAAAAAGACTATCGTCACGGCAAATAACTGTGAAAAAAGCCGCGTGAGGCATTCACCTCAGAGTGCAAATCTTCTCCGAGTTCAACTCCGCGGTCGGTTGGGTAAAAACAATCCATCGGCGATTCAATATAAGAAACCAGGACTCTTCACTCTAAGCTCATACTCATACATCCGTCTTGCGGATGCGGTTCGATATGACGTCTACGTCTATAAGGTTTCAAAGTCTTTCAAATAATGTACACTCAAACGGAACAAACTCTGAGGCTTCAGGCTCTTGGGCTTCTTCCTTCCGAGCCTCTCAGAGAGAAGGAACTGAATCGATTCGGTGTTATGGTCTGGGATCATAAGACGGGTGGATCCTGTCAGGTTCTTTCCGGCCCCAGTTTCAAGAATGCAAAGCAATACATGGCTCTTCCGGGCCATCGCTCGGGCATTAAGAAATATGGCTTTCGCGGATAAGTGTTGCACTTTGTTATTTACATTTACATATAAGTAGTATAGTATTGCTACTTAGTTCTTTTACATATGGGGGTGTTCTAGATTCGACTCTGGAGCAGACTTCAAAATCGCAGGTGGTTAAAAGTATGTCACAACCTTAAAAGTGCATGCAAAAACAGTAATCGGCAACTTCAATGCTGAATATGCTCTCGCTGCCTAAACAGTAGTGAGACATCGGAATCCTCTTGATACTCGCTGAGGAAAGATTCCGTCATCTCGCGAGTTCGAATGTTTCAGATCCAAGACTGTAGAACATTTAGAATCACTGTCTTGAACGATGTGCTCTGATGTATTGTAATGAGCCCATCGGTATCACACAATACTAAACCTGTAGTGATTGCGAGGAAAGTTTCGGAACACAGGGATGCAACTTCCCTCACCTCCACCAATTTACATTTTGGTCTAACCCCCTTAAGGAGAAGACCAGCGGTAATAAGAGCTGTCATTGAGGTAGCGCCTCATTTAAACAAATAACAAGTGCACTGTGATCTTCGCAGATCATACCGCCGGTCGGCACAATCTTATTACCGCGAAATTTAATTCGCCCTTGTAGCTCAGCTGGTAGAGCAACTATGACTTTGAAAAGTGCTCCTCATATAAATACATGCATGAGTAAATCACTTAAATGTCCATTTTGCAAAACCAATTACCCCACGGTTAAAGCTCGAGGTTCACATCAAAGCCGATGCAAACTAAATCCAGATTACGTGGATCATTCTGGAAAGAATAATCCAATGTACGGTAAAAAAGGAACGAATCAATATGACGGTTTAGACTGGTCGCTTATTCCCTTTGATGCCTTAGGTCGTGCTAAGCGGCGCGAACGTCTTTTAACGGAAAGCGATTATAAATGCTCTAGTTGTGGTTTTAATAAAACTAGAGACGATGGACAAACAATACTTGAGATTGATCATATTGATGGGAATCGTTCGAATAATGACAAAACTAATTTAAGAGTTTTATGCCCTAACTGTCATGCGTTTACCTCAACTTTTCGCAATTGGTCAAGGAAATAAACAATTTGCCTCTGTAGCTTAATGGTGAAGCGCCGTATTTGTAATGCGGATATTGTAGGTTCAAGTCCTATCGGAGGCTCCATTTTCACAACACTTTTCAGAAGACAGACCGTGAGTCTTCTGGGATTCACACACAACACGGTATAAGGAAACACACACAATGAGCAAAGACACAACAGGTAAAAACGCCTACGAGATTCGTCTCGAGGTACTTCAAATGGGACTCGGTTTGGCCGAGAGTCGCTATCATACGACTCTCGAGCAAATCCGCATGACCGCGGAATTTGAAGCCGTGAAAACAGGAAGCAAATACACATACGAGCTTCCGCTGGATAATCGGCAGGAGGAAGCTCTTGCACTTGCAGCTAGCTTCTATAGCTTCATAGAAAACAAGCAGTAATTGTCAGCAATAGCTGCTAAATAAGAAATCGAGGAGCTGGATCACAATGTCCAGCTCCTCCTTTCCCATATATAGATACGTACAGATAACCTCAACTCAATAAACACATGTTCTCATTACTCCTCGCCCTCATCGTTGGTTTCGTCGCTGGTCTTCTTGTTGCTCGTAAAAACGCAGCAAAGGTTGCCGCCGCAGTCGAAGCTGTTCAGTCTAAAGTTGCTGATCTCAAAGCAAAGAAATAACATTTAGTTTACAGGTCCGCCAGCACATAGTAAAAAAGCGGCATTTAGTTGCCTGGTAGCTCAGTGGTAGAGCAGGTGACTGTTAATCACTTGGCCGCTGGTTCGATCCCAGCTCGGGCAGCCAATTTAAATTTATGGCAAATCCTACAGATAGATATTCACAAAATGCATTAGGAAAGTTCTACGTTGATACTCAGTGTATCGACTGTGACCTTTGCCGAGAGACCGCTCCTGACTTCTTTACTCGTGAAGAAGACGGTGGTTTCTCCTATGTTCATACTCAGCCCACAACAGAGGCTGGAGTGTTGATGTGCATGGAGGCATTGGAAGGATGCCCCGTGGCCGCAATCGGTAACGACGGCTAATTTATTTGGAAGGGTGGCAGAGTGGTTTATAGCTTCAGTCTTGAAAACTGACGTGCCGAAAGGTACCGGGGGTTCGAATCCCTCCCCTTCCGCCAATTTTGCCGCTATCGTCTAACGGCTAGGACAACGGATTTTCATTTCGTTAATCGGGATTCGATTTCCCGTAGCGGTACCATTCATATAAATAGACTACACCTCAATCTAAAATTCAATGATTTCATCAATTCTTAATCTTCAAGGAACAGATGCTGCAGTTTCAACGGCATCAACCGTCGGATCCGCTTCGCTCGTACGTGTCTATAATAACAATGGCACCGCGGTACTTCTCACTGTGACAACTGCGGCTGCCGCAACGACCACAGTGACGATTGCTCCGGGTGAAGTTCTCTATCTCGAAAAAGCACCAACCTCTACAATTATCGCTGCGACATCTTGCCGCATGGTAGCTGTGGGCTACTAAGGCTTAAAGTTCGCCACGGCGAATAAGAATTTTCTTATTTGCTGCATGGGCTTCTTGGACGAGTTCTTTGTTCTCGCCGAGATACTTTACCGCGTAATTGTTCTCGATGAGCCATTCATTGACATTTGTTCCATCTTCCAAGATGAAGATGCCAAGAATCCGACCGAACTTATCATCATTTGCTCCGGGTTTCTGAGTATTGATCTTTTGATAAGAACCCGCGGGAAGTTTTTCAGCAAGTTTCTTCTTTGACAGAAGGCCTCGAGCCTTTTCTTCCTTATCGGCAGTACGAGACTCGGGAGTGTCTACTCCGACCATTCTGACTCGTTGGCTAGCAAGCACGATATTGAATCCAAGGTCAAGGTCAATATCAACGGTGTCGCCGTCAATCACTTTATTAATTTTACAAGAATATTGATACATAGGAATGTATTTATACTTAGTGCGGTAGTATCTCAGTTGGTAGAGAGCAAGTTTTCCAAACTTGATGTCGCAGGTTCGATCCCTGTCTGCCGCTCCATTTTCTTTAGAACAATGACCCCATCCGGAGTGATCACCACCTCGAACTGATCTCCGGATGTGACTCCGAGCTGAGATGGTCTTAGTTGATCATCCAGAACAATATCTCCGCTGGGCATCAGAGTAAAGGTATAATCTCCAAAGAGAGTATTCTGAAAGAGTGATGGAAGCATTGAACTCATGGTGTTATATATGTATATGAAATAAAGTTGATCTTTGTTGTTTACATTCCGAATAAATAGTGTAGTATAGATCTAGGTTAGTGATTCTTTGACATTTCATACGATCATAAAACTCGACTATGCGAGTATAAACAGAAGTCTAAGCATAGTGCGGCATTCAATGGAGAATGCAACTTGGCCGCCTAGGCTGTGCTGATCACGCGTAAGAACACTCTTCCTAGAACAAAATAAAATCAGGACAAAACATACACGTTGTAGCCAACGTTCATGACAAATCTTGAGTTCCAAGCTACGGAATAATGCGGTCGCCCCTTTTTTGCAGAGTAGAGCATCGGTAGCTCGTCTGGCTCATAACCAGGAGGTAGTTGGTTCAATTCCAACCTCTGCACCCAATTTGACCCACACGTATTACCATCATCCAGCGGTCAGGATGTCTCCACCCAAGGAGAATCATATGGAGTACTTCATAGTAGATATAAATAGCAACGTATGAACAAACTCATTAAACTGTCAATCATCTCAAGTATCCTCACAATCTGTGCTTTTGCTAGCACGACTGTCTCAGTTGGATATCGCGAAAAGGGTATCGACTTCGGTAAGGTTTCAGACTCGGAAGGTGCAATTG